CTGCTGGACCAAGAGCCGCATACTCAATGGCTTGTAAGTGATTTGCCAGATTTATATCTTTATACATCGTGGCCACGGGACATAAATCTGTCATGGTCTCTCCTAGTTTCTATACGCTAAAATTATAGATTTACACATCTTTGATCTGACAATGTCACTATCCAGGAATCGTACTACTTCAATACCATGAATACCTTCTAGGCGATTAACGGCATCTTGTAGACCACTGTCTGCAATATCACTTTGATCAGTATCTCCAGAAACTATCATTTTACAGTTTTTACCAATTCTTGTCAACAGCATTTTTAGTTCTGCTTTTGTGGCATTTTGTGCTTCGTCTACCAGGACAATAGCATTGTCAAATGTTGCACCTCTCATAAATCCCAAGGGGCGCGGCTCTATGGCTTTTGCTTTTAGGGCATATTCATAGAATCCTTTACCTAGACTACGAGTAAATACTTGGTCAAATGGTTCCAAATATGGCTCATATTTTTCTTCCAGAGTACCTGGTAAGAACCCCAAACCTCTACCCGTCTCTACATTGGGTCTAGTTAAGATTACTTTTTCACAGCGGCGATGAAAAAGCTCGCTTGCTGCATAACTAGCAGCTACATATGTTTTTCCTGTTCCTGCGCTTCCTATACCAAACACAATGTCGGATGTTTTAATTGCATTGAGATAAGTTTCTTGAATATAGTTTAAAGGTTTTACTTCTTTAAACTCCCCAGATACTCTGAACAAGTCAGGCTCGGTTTTACGAGCCTTTTTACCGCTTGATATTGCCATAAATTATACTGGTTAATTAGTCGGCCTTTTTAAAAGGTGAAAATTCAGGTTACTTTTTTTGATTTACTAAATCAAATAGTGCTTTTACCTTTTCTTCTAACACAGCTAAGCGATTATCTGCTTTTGCTAAAACAATAACTAAAGTAATAAATGCAAAAAATATCGGCCATAGTTTCATTAAAATTTCAATGAGATCCATAGTCATCCCCTGATATTGATTTGTATAACAAATCAGTTTATTTTAACAGCAAGCTCTCCGCTTGACGTCTTCGCGTCAATCCCGGCAGTACTCTGCCTGCTGCTTTGTTCCATTTCAAAATTTCTTCGCTGGCGCCAAGCCAGTCTTTTTGATCTACCCGTTTTTTTAGGGTACTCACTCTGTAATTGCCTAAACCACAGTTGTAACAAAAACTGATTATGGCTGCAAATCTGCGGTCACTTTCACCTGCCAAACCTGGTGAAAGTGACAACACCCCCAAGGCAAATTTTTGAAGGTGTTGAGTTAATCTGGTTTCTGCTTGTTCTAAAGTCCACACAGTGGTGGGATTAATATCAGGTCCTGTACTACCCCAACCAATAGTCCAAGGTGCACCACCTGTTCCAGGATCTGGATAGGCCTGACAACCACCATCTGGTAGTTTACGGTGATAGCCTTCAAAAGGTTTGACCAGAGCATCCATGCTCAATTTGATAGCATCTTCCAACATTTTAACGCTTCTCGATAGATCTACCAACAAACCAGAATGTCAGAATCATGTTCAACATAGCAAAGTCGTCTTGTGTCCAATTTTCAGTAATTACTTCTGCTGGAGCAGTGCCTGAACTAATAGCATATATCATGGTTGTGATTTTGAAGGCCACATACATTGCAAAGAGTACGTAAGTAACCATGGGACGAACCAGGGCTGAAGCTGCGGCAACCCATTTATAACTCTTTGAAGCATCATCCGACTGACCTTTTAGAGCAGTCTGTAGGGCCTGTGTTTGAGCTATACTGTAGTCTACGTACTTTTCTTCCAGTTTGTATTCACCACGAGTTTTTTCTACATCGATTTGTAGTTGATACATCTTTAACTCATGGGCTCTGTCGTCTTTGCGATCAAACCACTTTAACAGCTCGGGGGCTAAGCGGAACAATCCACCAAAAATGCTGCCCAATATTCCACTAGTTAAAAATTCCATAGTTATTCCTTACCAAGTAAATACATAAACAGCACCGGCACCACCGGCACCACCGGCACCACCACTTCCAGGGTTGAAACCAGCTCCGCCACCTCCGCCACCTCCGCCACCAGCACCGCCAGCACCGCCAGCACCTGCTGTAGCAGCACTGGTAATAGAAGAATCTCCGCCACCACCACCAGCACCGCCTCTTATTGAGGTGCCAGCTACACCAGCTACACCAGCACCGCCAGCACTACCAGCAGCACCACCACCGCCACAGCTGTAAGATCCACTGGTACCACCAGCACCACCAGCCAAGACTGTAGGTGTAGCAGAGTGACAACCACCGTGTCCACCGCCACCACCGCCATACAAACTAGACCCACCTAAAGAGGCACCTGCTGAAGTAGCTGGTTGACCAGCTCCTGCTCCACCACCAAATTCTGCACTCAAAAATCCAACTGTGGCTGCAGTTTGTGCAGTAATAGCCGAACCACTACCGCTGCCGCCTACTGATCCTGTAGAAATAATGGCCTGGTTGTAGACGGGTTGACCACCAATAACAGCAACAGCAACTCCATTAACTCCAGCACCGCCGCTGCCGCCACCTGAACCGCCGCTTGTAGCAGTTGCTGTATTAACTCCCAAGGCTCCACCCCCACCGCCGTATGCAGTTAAGAATGTACCAAAAGTACTATTACCACCAACACCGCCCTGAGTTCCTGCAGCACCTGTTGAGCCACCTGTACCAGCTGTACCAGCTGTACCCACGGTGACCGTAACAGTAGCAGTTAAATCAGCAGCATTAAAAGTGGCTTGTGCAAAACAGCCGCCCCCACCACCAGCACCACCATGGCTGGCAACGGCAGTAGCTAAAGAACTGCCTCCTCCCCCTCCTCCTCCTCCGCCCCACATTCTTACCTGTACAAAACTGGGAGTAAAAGTGGTGGGCTTGGTCCAGGTAAAACTACCTGCTGTGGTATAAACCTGTACGTCACGAGGAGTGCTTTGAGCTTGTGTTACTGCTACTCCTACACTGTTGTACTTTTGAAAACCGTCACTGTCAAAACTCAAGCTTTCACTGATCAACAGGGTACCAGACCAGAGTGGTACTGCTGTGGTACCGTCTGTGTGGATTAAGGTGATTACATTACTTACACTACCACTGTCGTTGTAGATGTTGATTCTTTGAACTCTACGCTGAGTACTTGCGGCTGGAGCAGCCAAAATATCCACAGTGGCTGCTGTAGAGATCGCAGTGTTTGTAACTCCCGGTGTAACAGCAGTAGTAGTATTATCTGTCCAGCTAACATGAACTTTTATACTACCGGCACTGCCAGTAGTCACTTGAATTTTAGTAGATGTTGAAGTTAATAAAATCATGTAGTGTTACACCTTATTGATAAAACATATTTTGTAGATACACTTGAGCACTCGTAAGGCCGCTACCCCCAGTAGCTGTTTGCCATGTGGGTTTGCCTCCTGAGCCATTTGAGGTCAAGACTTGACCTGTTGTACCAGAGGTGGTACCGCCGTCAAAGCTCCATGAACCTGTGGAAGTTAAACGGAACTGTTCACTACTATTGGTCCACAGACTAACAAAGTTGCTGGGATTGCTGAAGCCTATAGCATTTAAGGCACCTTGGTCACCCACATACATGATGTTGCCACCACCGACATAGACGTCCAATTTGGTGGTATTACCAGTACTCTCTACTCTGAAAGGTGTAAAACTGCTTCCTGTTGTAAATAGGTGAACATTTGTGGTAGGTGTTCCACCTATACCAACTTTATTACCCTGGCCGTTGATTACTAGAGGCTTGCTTTGCCAAGTTTGTAGGTAAGAATTGGCGTTATCAGAGCCCAGTGCAATATCTACGCCACTTGCATCTGCGGCAAGGATACGGAACGCATACGTGTTTGCTGTCCCGTTAGTAAAACCTTGCCCTGCCTTAATGGTTGTGTTAGCAAGCTGGTTGAATGGCTGAGTCCAAAGGCGGCATGCCCACGTATCCCCAACAACCCCACCAGTAGCAGACGCAAATCCCACTGAAATGCCATTGCTCAGGGTCTGAGGTGTGGTGCTGACCGTCAGGCCGGTCTGTACTGCTGGGTCAAAGTTAGCTCCGCCGTATCCCCAGCTAAATACAGTTGAGCTAGTGAGTTTTATCCAGAACCCAGT